AAGCTCTTTCCGGGTTCCAAAAGAACCAGATTAAAAATCCTAGGGATATTAATACCCACAGCGGCCACACCAAAAGTCGCCACAATAATCTTGTTATCAGATGTCCTAATCTCATCGTACTCTACCTTTCTGTCTGTAGTTTTAACTTGACCTGAAACAAACACCGCCTCTGGTATTTGTTCAATAATAAATTTACCCGAGTCAATTCTATTAACCAAGACCAAGGTATTTCCCGATGCTGCAATATCACGAATCATGTTGCTGATATGTGTCATTCTAGTTTTATCGGTAACAAGATATTTTAATTCTTCTGCATAACTTCCAAACTCTTTCCACTCTGCTGTTTGTACAACATTAACATGGCAATTACTCAATATACCTGCTTCTTGTAGTTCATGTGCTTTGACTACATTCACCACTTCTCCTAGGCTTGCACGTAATGCTTGATACTCATGTTCTGCTTTTGGAATAGTTCCAGTGAGTCCCCAACGGATTGGCACATGACTTAGATTCTGTGTGAGTAATTTCTTCAATACATCGGCTTTGGCCATATGTACCTCATCAACCATGACGGTTCTTACGTCTGCCAAAAACTCAGAAATTTGTAAAATATCGTCATCATTTTTACTTTTTTTATCCCAAATATTTAAACTTTGCCAAGTGCAAATTGTATGTGTTTTATCAAGATTTTTTCTATCTCCGTAATACACACCAACGTCTAAACCAACATTGACAAAGTCTTCTTCGGTTTGTTCCACTAGACTTTTGTTAGGGACAATGGTTATTGTTCGACCGTATTTTTCACAAATTTTTGCCAAAGTTGCGGTGGTAATTGTCTTACCAAAACCAGTGGCAATTTCTTGTAGGCATTGAGGATTTTCTAAGAATTTATTGATAACATCAACTTGATCATTGCGTAATCGAATAAGATGGCCTGCAAATCGATGTCCTAAAGGCCATGTTTTTTCACCCCAAAAATCCTCAAAAATCTCACTAAATTCCAGGGTAGTCGGAACACGTTGATCTTCAACTTCAATGTAATAATTCTTACTTTCAATGTACTCTAACACTGGACCGAGCATACTGAGATAGGTTGATCCACCGAGGCCAAAGAAACTGATGCTGCCGTCCCAGCGACCCAATTTGAAGCTGGGTCTGAAGCGGGCAGTAGGGTCTTCATACTTGAATTTTTTGACCAAAGCCTTACGAATGTCAAGATCTAAATTTTCAATCTTAACATTCACTTCATCTTTAATGATAACTTTACATGTACTCAATTTATAGGCTCTTTTGTTTTTTATCTGCTAACACGTTAATAACATTATGCCTGTTTTTCATGAAATTAGCAAGAGTATAATGCACATTGTAAAAATTAAAGTTTAAACCAGAGTTAAAATTCAACTCTGATTCAAATATTGTCTTAGGAAGTTTTCCGCTAATGATTACGGCTTTGGTATTGTTGTTGATAGGAGAATTTAATTTTTCTTCTTTGACAAATTTGTTAAAATCACCACCAGTATCGCTGGGCAAGCGGAACAAAACACTAATTTCGTGATTTTCAATACCAATGTCTTTTAGCAACTCCATTGCCTGTTGAGTTTTGTTCAATTCATTACCACCGGGTACAGTAACAATGCAAGGCAACAAATTCTTCACAATTGGCTTCAACTCTAAAATTGACATTTCTTCCAAATTTATGGAAAAATTCTGGTCAGGAGTGGATTTTACGAAATCTCTGAGTGTGTCTGATATGCCATATGTCAACAATGCATCATCAACTGATTGATCCCATGTAGTGATGCCTAATTTTCTAGATTCAAACAATGCCTGGAGAATATCAGTTGATGTGGGTTGAGGAACATAAGCAGAAATATTGACAATTTTAGGAATTCCATGCTCAATAGTTAACATAGGAGCATATTTTTCAACATTGTTGGTAATTTCATTTAGTTGCTCCATATACCCGTTGAATTCATCATCGGCAGTAAATCCTTTGGACATAACATATCCACTAAAATATTCAATGGCAGCACCTTCTAATGAAAAAACCCAGGCTTTTTCAGTTGGATTCCATTCTGATGATATAAATTTCTGTTTATTGGTCTTAATCTCAGCAACCAACTTTTCATCATAAGGAAATTTTACCAAAATGGATTTAGTCTTATTTGAATTAGTAATTATAGATATATGTTTCAACAAACTAATAGTTCTAATATTATATCTGTATTGAGGATTGTCTAATAATAGAGAGATATCCTTGTTAAGATGGGCATTGATTTGTTGTTTGTATGCCTTTGAGATTTTTAACATTATTGTGGCTTGTTTTTCTGTAAAGCCCAAACTTTTGTAATTTATTTGCTCGTAGAAACTTTGGACCAAAGTTGAATCATACCGATTGGTCTTAACAGCATACATCAATGGTTGGAGTAAATCTTCAATATACATGATACATTTATTATACTACAAAATAAGAAAGGACGCAAGTCCTTTCTGTGTCAAATAACAACGTCTTCCATGCCCGCCGTTCGGAGTTTTATAATATTACTTAGTTGCCATTGTTTGATATCTAAGCCCTTGATAATACCCAGCCATTGATTGCGTAGTAGTGCAAACTCATTGATAATCTTTTCCATATCAACCACATCTGCCTCACCATCCACATATTTGTCAACATCTCTACTGGTTAGAGCACGTTGATAGTTTTCCAAATATTTCTTAAAAGTTTTGGAACGTAAGCGGCGTAGTTCAATGTTTAGATATTCTAAAATACCTTCAATTTCTTGAAGTTGATTGAATCGTTGAGCAACAAGACCAGGCAAAGAAGCAGAGGATTTTTCCACGTTACCATGGATTTTAACCTCTGCTCGTGCTGCGTCTAATTCAAGGTAATAGTAATCAATACAGCCTGGCAAGTGAGCAATATCTTTGCTTACTTTGCTGTACCAATTCACAATTAGTCCTCGTCTTCGTCGTAGATATCATCGTCGTCAATTTGATTTTCATCATTGAATTCATCTACAATAAGTTGTATTGCAGAATCAAGATGGGGATCAAATCCCATAACTGACTCAAGAACTGACAACTCTACATCTTGTGCAATTAAAAAATCTACAAAATGTGTTGCTGCTGTTTCACGATTTTTTTCAGGGACATAGTCCTTAAAAGTGTCCCATACACCAATAATCAGATCTTCTTCCATATTATGCTTCCTCTGTTTCTACTGCCTCTACAGGAACATTAATTTCTTCCCATTCGGCCATAATTACGGTTAAACCGTCCTTGTCATTACTATTCCATGCTTTGCGGAATTGCTTGATAATTTCACCATCTTTGGTTGTATAAACAAGACTATTGCCTTCTTTCTTCAACTTACCTTTGGCTTCAAACAAATCAACTAAACCACTAAATGGACTCATACCTGTTGAGTATGGAATCTCAACTTGAACTGATTCAAAGGGTTTAGAATAGCGTGTTTTCATAATCTTACAGGCTGAACGAATACCATTTACAGTGGTAGTTTTATTACCATCTTCGTCAGTTTTCAGTTTCAATTTACGCATAGCAACCACAATGGAACTTGCGTAGATGAAGCCTTGACCACCTGAAATTTTATCATCTGGATCAAACATATCCTGACTTGCGTATGTGTGATTTGTACAAACCATTCCCACATTCCACGAGCCGAACATATTAACACAGTTACGAACAAGTGAAGTTAGCGCCTTAGGCTTACGACCCATGTCACCCTTCATCTCGCCTGCTTCAAACTGATTTACATCGGTAGGAGTTAACAACATACCCAAACTATCAATGACAAACAAAATCTTAGGACGACTTTCTTCGGGCATTAATTTATATTCTTTCATGAATTCAGAAATGGTTTTTGCCACATCATCAATCATAGCCATATTGAGTTTAAGCAGTTTATCTTCACTAGTATCAACACCTAAATCCAACAACCACTTTTCATCAAGAGCGTTTTCGCTATCAACTAGGATAACAAAAATGCCTTGTTCTTGTGCGTGACGGATGATGTTGCCAGAGCAAATATAACTCTTTCCTGCACCACTTTCACCGGCAAATACTGTAACTTTACCAAGAGGGACTCCCCTAAAGAAGTCCCCAGAGATAAGATAGTTAAGAGCATAGTTGCCAGTTGAGATCCAATCTGTTGGATCGTTAAAGCCAATACCAAGACCATCAATGGACTTAGTAATTGACTTTCTAAACTTAGAAATATCAAATGCTTTTCCCATCTGTTACTCCTTAGTTTGTGGCTGCGTTACGATTACGAATCATTGCAATAATATCTGCTGCACGTGATCCTGCTTCGTTCTTTGGTGCTTCTTCTGCAATCACTTTAGCGGGTGTTGCTGCCGCAGGTTCAAAAGGGATGTCATCATCTCCAATTGGTGCTGCTGGTGCTGCTTTTGGTGCTGCTGTAGAACCAGTTGCTGAACCACTACCACCAAAGCCTGCTGGTTTGAAATATTGTCCCCAACGATCGCCGTCATATGCTTCACCGTCAACTGATGCTGCAAACATTTCTGCGATAACTTTGAGTTCAACTTCACCTGGTTTCTTAGGTAGGAAAGCCTTCAAGTCAAACAAACCATATTGTTTAATTGCTGCTTGTTCTGCTTCAGCAAGAGCACGTTCACGACGAGCCCAAGTTGATGTTGAATAGTCAGCATATCCACCTTTGCTTGTTTTAGCAATCTTGAAGTCAAGACCACGAACATAGTCTGTTGGCATTTCTTCAATTTCGGCATCCATTAACGCATTCTTAACAATGTTAAAAATTTGTGATCCGATGATGAAACGACGGATTGGATTCTCAGGAGTTTTGCCATCTTCTTGTAATTTGCTATCAAGTACAAAGCCCTGGAACAAGTAAGATTTCTTTTTCCAGTACTTACGACCCATATCTTCCAAAGACTTATCTTTGAACCATGGACGGACTTCAGTTAGAACTGGACAAGTCTCGCCCCACATTTCCATACAAGGAACTTGTACAGTAACGGGTTTGCTATTTGTTTCACCTTTAATACCAGCGAAAGGCAATTTGATCATTGCACGTTCGATCCAGAAAAAAGTGTTATTTGGGTCTTGGTCAGGAAGGAAACGAACTGTGGTAGTTGTACCTTCAGGCATGTTCCAATGTGGATAAATGCCGTTGTCTCCACCGCTTGCGCTACCGGTGTTTTGTTGAGAACTTGCTTGAAGTTTTGCGCGAATTTCTGCTAATGTTGCCATAATGTTTTGCCTTTATAAAATGTATTATGCCGCTTTCTTAAAGCCAACTGACTAAAAGAAAAACTGTGCATAGCGTTAACTATACACAGTCTTATTTATCATCGCAACCTTTATGGCTGCTTATTTTGCCAATTATTTTTTTCTAATGCCTGCTAATCTTTGTAATAGTTTTGAGCCTGCGTCATGTGCCCTATCTGTTGCTGCTTGAATTGGATCCACCTTCCAATCTAAGGGAGGAGGATTACCTTTTGGATTTTCCTTGCTTGTTTTGCTGTCCATACCATGTGTTCTAAAATCTTGCTTAGAGCCTTCGTCTTGTGGTTCATCACGTTTAACACCAGCCTTATCTAGATATGCAGCACGGGCAGCGTAATCGCCACGATCTACATGTTTATCATAAGGTTCAAGTTCTTTTTGTTTTTGTGGATCGGTTACATGTTTTGATGGATGCCAATTGTCTTTTTCTTCCATTTCAGGTTGTCCAATGCCTTCCACCTTTTGTTTAATTCTGCCTAATATTTCTTTCAAACCATCAACACTTAAACCATCGCCATGATCTACAGGGTTACTTTTTATGTGTCCATGTTTTTGGTGCCATTCTTGTGTTAGTTTATTAATAAATGCTTCTGCCATTTCATATGCTTGTTCGCCTGCCTTTTCACCAAACTTTTCAGTAACTTGTTTTTTGCAATCCAATGCAATATTCTCCGGAGCACGGAATGGTCCAACGCTTTCGTTAGATTGATTATAAAAACTCTTAACAATCTTAGCCACTTCTTGTACCATACTGCTCTTACCTTCTGCTACTGGTTGTTCAGGTGCAGGTGGCGCAGGTGCGGCTCCTGCCTCTGGTGCCGGAGGTGCTTCTGGAGCAGGTGCTGGTTCTTCAGCACCTGTATTACTCATGCCTAATGCCATTAATAATTCTGGATATGTTTCTGTAGCCCATGTTTGGAATACTTGAATTGGAGTTGCCTGTATTTCTGTGGCTCTTTGTTGTTCGTCACTAAATGCCTGTTGTAGTTCATCACTATCAATGCCATATTGATTAAAGAAATTATATGCTGTATCAAAATCTAATTCGGGGCCTGTTGGTCCTTGTGGTAATGCCTTAATTGCTGATTTAAGTTCTTGAATTTGTTCGTCTGTAAGTTTGCCTTGTTCTGTTGCTTCTGCCCATTCTTCAAATTGTGCAAATCCTAAACTTTCATTCTCAGTGCTATCATTGTAGCCTTCTTCGGTTTCTTCGTTAGATTCTTTAACATATTCTTCAAGGTCAACAGTATTAGTCTCACTCATGATACTATGTAGTAGTGGGAAATAACTGGTTAGTTCTTCTTGGAAATTTATTTCTGTAAATTTGCTTTTATAATCTTCTAATGTTACTGCGTCGAGAACCATTTCGTCTGTGTTATCACCCATGCCTGACATTTCAAAATCTTCTCTCCATGCTTCGTAGTGATGGCGTTTTCCTAATGCTGCTACTCGTGCTTTAAGTTCATTCATGTGGCCTATGGCTCGTTCTGCAATGCCATGTGCATCGGCATTTATGGAACTACGTTGTATATGTCGTTGGAATTCGCCTAACTTTGCAATATTCTCACTCATTTTAATAATTGCTTTGCCTGCTGGATCATGTGGAACACCACCGTGATCTACGTGTTGTGCCATTGCGAACGCACCTGCCAAATGTATAAATGGATACTTTGCACGTTCGCCGTCTGCGTTTTGTATAAAGATTGCCTTGATGTTTTTGCTTTGACTACGGGCACCTGGGTATGTTTCTGCTACTTTGTGTGCATGGCGGACAATAACTTCTGTCTTACCTTGTACGGCACGGCTAGTTTTGCTAGAACTTTTATGGTTCCAACGTGATTCGTTCATAGTATTCATATCTGGTTTTTCCTTAGGGCCTTGTGTTGCGGCCAAATGTTGAAAATCGTTCTTATCTAAATTAGTTTTTGCAATATCTCTTGTGTCAAATCTCAGCAATCTACGCATGGAGAACAATCTCATTTCTTTAAGGAAATTGAACCACATTTGGGTAGCAACATCGTCTTGATTTTCTGTAATACCCTGGCTGTAATAGATTTTTAAACTGCCTAGATCATTTAAACTGATGCTAACTCTGCCAAGATTAACGCCTTCATTAACAAAGTCAAAATCAAAAAAACGTGCTTCTGCTGGGTCAATGGTAACTGCTCCAGTTTCATCACCCATTTCTAAATTGGTAAAACGACTGCGTACTTTGTCAAAAAGGTCTTGGGAGATAATTTGTATAGGTTTCATGCTGTTATTTATTCAAATTACTAACTTATGTATATAGGCATGGGCATAATAAATTCATCCTCACGTTCTTCACGCATACGGTCATAGATAGCAGGATCCCAATCTTGAAGCACTAATATCATACGAATCGCTAATAACATACTGCAAACAAGGTCATCGTGTGCGCCTACTTTGGCTTCAAAACTTAGTCCTTTTGCTACAAATGTTTTTAATTCGCTAATAAATGGGCTAGAATGTATTTTTAATCTATCAGATTCTATTAAGTATTTTAACTTAGCACAAGCATTAATTTTGCTAGAATGTGTAGTATTAAATCCTTTACGGAATCTACGTACATGTCCTTTCTTAACAGGCTCACTTAAAAACATTCCTGGAATACTTTCTTCACCAATTTCGTTAATAGCAACTAATGCGGCTTCACCAATGTTATTATTTTCCACACTATAATAGATACTGGCTTCAGCGCCTCTCTTGGCACATTCGTCATTGATATAATTACATACGTCACGTAATATACGCACCTGCCCTTGTACAGTTGTAAGATTATGTGTCCACTCACCCACTTGTTCAAAACTTGGTATTTCTACAATTTGTACAGCAGCAGGATCGCCTCCTGTTCCTAAACTTGGATCAAGTGCTACCATAAAAGTACTCATTGGATTAATTTTCTTATACCAACGTGCCTCGCCCATATTCATCACAGGGCGACTTCCTTCTAATGTGGCCAACTTAAGACTATTAACTAGTGTTTCATCAAACACCAAGAATTCACAATCGTGTTCACGTCGGAAACGTTCTTCTCCAATGCGGCTACGTTCTGTATTAGCCCATTCTTCATCACGATCAGGATGTTCATTCCAGTATGCTCTAAATGGAAAAAAGCCATTGCGTCCCACAGGTTGTTCGTTGCCATAATCATCAAATTTATGATTTGCTTCTTTCCATATTTGTGCAAATTGATCTTCATCACTATTGGGTGTGCTAGTAATAATTGCCTTACCACCTGTACTTAATGTAGGTGATATTGAAGTCCAGAATTCGCTGGCAATATTAGGTGGTACGAATGCAAACTCGTCTGCGTATAGTAGTGATAATGACATACCACGACCTGTTGTTTCTGTAGTTGTCTGTGCTATAATACGACTACCGTTATCAAATTCTAAACTTTGTTTATTATAACTTGTAGCACCACAGCGAATGTGATCAGGACATAACTCGTAGGCATATCTAATACGTGTCATAATTTCTTGAGCACCTGTATGTTTATGTGCTGCTACAAGAATAGTACTGTCAGGAACAAACATAGCAAACCAGAGCAAGTATCCTGCTGCGGTTGTAGTTTTACCTGTTTGACGAGGTAGTAGATTTACGTTAAATCTATTTGTATGATAACTATCAATTAATCTTTTTTGATATTCGTATGGTTCATACAATAGTTTACCTTTGATAGGATGTTGTATGAAGAAAAAATGTTCTAAGAAATAGTGTGGGCCATTGATAGGGTCTGAGCACTTCAACAGATCTTCAATATCTTGTTCTGTGAACTTTTGTGTACTGTGAGCTTTTTTTACTAGTTGCCCGTCTAAGTTTTTTGATCCCATAATCTTATTTAATGAAAAAAATAGCCTCCGAAGAGGCTATTTGAACTACGTTCTAAGTTTTGATTAATTGTTTTCAGAGATAAAATTCTTATAATCTGCCATCAATTGTTGTTCCATTGTAGCCTTAGGCATATTGCCATCCATTCTATCACCTTGTCCAGGTTGATTTTCTTGATGAGCAAATTGATTAGCACTAAATGGAGGAGGTTTACGTGGATCAGATGGACTGTTGTCATATTGACCTTCGTCTGTTTCTTTTTCGTCTTTTTCTGCGTTGTGATCATCCATATCGTGATCGCCATCATTGTCAAAATCGCCATGTGCTACGCTAACATCATCGCCGCCTTGGTCTGGACCCTGATCGTCGCCATCCATGGGATTTAGTTTGTCAATCATAGAACGCATATCAGAAGTAGCATCACCTGCACCCATTTCTGGTTCAGCAGTTAATGCTACAACTGGTTCAGATGACATCGGCATTGGTTCTTCTTGACCATATTGTTTAACACCTGCTAGTTGCATAATAGTGGCAAGCATGTCGCTAAGTTCTTCACCGCTACCTGCTGTCATATTGATACTTGCTGGCATTGGAGGACGCTCTGGCATACCACCCATCATACCCATTTCAGGCATCATACCACATTCTTCTACTTGTCCTTCTTTGACAATAGTGGGATTTTTTCTATCCAATTCGGCTAAACGCTTCATTACATCGATCATTTGCATAATTATTTCCTTAGGTCTTGAGCCGGAGATTTCAGTAGGCTCGGTTGATTGTCATCAGTGTCAGTGTTGAATTTTGCTGCACTTTCTGTGGGGATTTCTTCTCCACGGGCTTTGCGTTGAAGTTTAAGAATATCGTTTAATTCTTTAACAAAACCGCTGTTGTACTTATCGCCGTAGTAATCTTCAAATTTAGGACTACCAGATTCTGCGTAGTTAGGATCATCTAATAATGCACCCTTACGTGGTTCTTCAATATGCTGATATTCTTCAGTATGTTCAAATGGGCTACGTACTACTAGATTGCGCTTACCAACACCTAATTCTGCGCTAAGATATTCTGTAAGTTCTTGTTGAGTAGTAGGATAATCTAAACTTACTTCATAGATGTTTACTTCACAGTTTGTAACCTGTGGAAAATCTAATGGTAATGCTTGTATTGGTGTAGTAGCAGTCTTTTTAAATGCACTAACTGAAAATTTGCTCAATAGTGATTTCATTGATGCTTCTTGTTCAGTGGTGAATTCACCGGCTACTTTTACACGGAAGTCATACTTTTTAGTTGACTCGGATAGGTATTGAGTAAATGTTTTCATAGTATTATTTATTAAGATTTCAAATCTTTTAACTTTGCTAGGATACTATTTCTGTCAGTAAGTATGTATCCTTCTCCTTCTATACTGTCACCTTCTTTTCCATTTTTTCTATCAATTGCTAGTTTCTTAATCTGTAAATCAATCATCTTCAATTTCTTGTCAATTTTAGCACTTTTAGCAGCAATTGCAGCATTAAGCATATTAGCAGCAACTTCAAACATTTTAGCACCATGACGTGCTTCTACGTTCATACCAAGGTCCATTAAGTCATCATAGGCTTGTTCTGCTTTAGAAGCAAGTTGATCAAACTCAGCATCACTAATGTCTCCAAGTCCCTTTACACGAGGCAATGCTGCTGATATTTTATCAAATTCTTCTAGTTTATCTTCTATATCAATAGTAGTAACAGGAGTAGCATCTACACTAGTAGGTTTAATTACATTATCAACTGTGTGTGGTAAATCTAAGAGGTCTTCAAGTCGTTTAGTCATAATATTACTTATTTTATTTTTTAGTATTAGAAAAAATATCGTGTTCGTTAATTACTCTAAACTTTAATCCTTGCTGTTGTGCCCATTTATTAGCAGCAGCCCACTTGGCCATATTCTTAACGTATTGTGCTTGATTGTAAGCATTTTTGCCAACTTTTTCTATTAGCATTTGATTGGCAGGTTTAATTTCAATAAGTTCAGCATGTTTTTTCATATTCTTATCAATATAAGAAATTAAAAAATCAGGAACATAAACAGTTGGTTTTCCTGTTAGTGGATCTCTATATGGAATTTTTACAGGTTCGCTAGCCCATTGTTGTATGCTAGGATTGTTATCACAAAACATACAAAAAGTAGTTTCCCAACTGCTTCTACAATAAGGCATTTTAGAACCTACATATTTTTCAGGATTTTTTACCTGATATATACCTTTACTAAACTTTAGGCTCATGCAATGATATTTCTTTGTACTTCTGGATTGGGAACAAATTTTTGTGCATATCCTAAACTACTACTTTTATATCTATTATAATTTAATATTTCTGCAACTAGTCCCGATAACTCTACACTTTTTAATCCTCTCAATACATCTAATATTTGCATAGGATTATATCCATCATTTTTTGATTGAATCATAAAAGTTGTTGTAAGGGATTCTGCTGCAACATCGCCAAATCCTCTGCTGGTAAAAAACCCTTTCATAGCATTGAATACTGATGTGTCCAATTCGATGGTATCTTTTTGATAATTATCAAAGGCACGAATAGTACTGTTAGTAGGTGATGCTTCTGGTGGAATATTAGAATATGTTGTCATTTAAGGTTTAGGTGGAAATAATATAGCAGCAGGATTGGCTCTTATTTTACCGTCAACTGTGGTATTAAGACCTTTAAAAACATTTATGCCTATACCGCCTGGTAGATTAAATACTCCAGGTGCTGACTCAGTGCTTGGTGGTTCTGCATATTTTCCTGCGCCAGTGCTAAGTGTTTGTTTCAGAACACTGCCTGCAATATTGTAAGCAACAGATTTTTGTCTTGTTAAACCATTTTCATTGACATAATTTTTAAGTAATATTGTGCCTAACTGTTCTAACATACCCGGTGGTTTAGGACGGAAATTTCCATAGACCCTGCCTTTACTAGTTTGTTTGTCAAATGCTGATTCTTTTGCAGCAGCATATAATATATCATTAGCACCATTGCCTGCAACTGAATTAGGACTCGGTTCTCTATCATAATATCTGGCTTTCCACCCTTCTGGTTCTGATGCTGATATAAATCCATAATCATATTGTACAGTTTCGTAGGCAACTGTAAATTTATTTTCCATAATTTTATTACCTGCTGATTGATCCAAAGAATCATGTGCCCATTCAGTTATTTTAGGATTTATTAATGTGTATTTTGTAAATTTCTGTTGATGTAATACATATATATCAATAGAATCAAAAAAGTTTGTTAATAATTGGTTATTATATCTACCGTATGTCCAATCATTTATTCCAAATTTAGTATCTTTCCATCTTCCCGGACTGTGGTTTCCATCTTTGTAATAATTTTGATAATAATTTACCCAAAGATTATGGGCAATATCTTTATTGTCATCATGTAAAGTTATGCTAATAGGAGTATATTTGATACTTTTTTGTACTACGGTTTTTCTATTATATTGATTTATAACTTCATTATCAACAGTAAATTTTGGAAGATCTATTTTTTTTGCCAATAGTCCTACATCTTTAAAATCATCTAAATTCCATATATCACTAAAGTTGCTTGAAAATGCTTCGGGATTAAGTTTTAAATTGACAAAATATAAAAATCCCACTTTAGGAGATCTTGCATAAGAATCACCACCGCCACCAATATACAATTTACTTGCATGTTGATAATCTCTCAAAGTAGGGCCAAATCCTTTGTTGGATAAAAAATTAGTAAATGTATCACTCATAATAATATTTAGCCAAAGAAAAACCTGGAGGTTAATCCAGGTTTTGTTATAATTATTTAATTATTAATTTGTTGATAAACCTTGTGATGTTGGTGATCTTACCACACGACCAACATCTAAACCAATACCGCTTGCAGCGCCGCCTGGTGCCTCAAGTTGAATTGCATTATCAATAGAAATTGTCATTTCAATATCTAATGGATCGTTGCTAGTGTAGTCACCGCCTTGATATGTAACTTGCTTAATAAAGCAACCATAATATTCAAAACTTTCAAGTGTAACAGGCTCGTACGCACCATTGCCACCATCAAGAATTTCAACACGCATTCTAAATTTATAATCGCCTGCTGAAGCAGCACCACTTTGCTCAAAGAAGTCAAACTGTTTCTGTAATTGTTCGCCAACTTTCTTGCTAACCACTCCACTAGCATCATCACGTATTTTTAATTTTGGATCTCCCCACTTGTGCTTACCTAACATTTTAATTCTGCTGTTGTAAACATCAAGCGTCATATCGTCAAATGTTAGTTCAGGACGACTTACAGTCATAACTTGTTTGGTTAATTCTGTACTAGGAGCACCACCAACACCAAATTGATCTAAAGTAACGCGGAAACGATACTTTAATTTTGGCATCAACAATCCCTGAGTAGCGGCGCCGACGGTTCCGGCTAATGGTACAGTGAATCTATTTAAACTTCCTATTGGCATATAAATGCTCCTTAATCTATGTTATTTACCTATTATAGCCCTGCTTTGATAGCGCCAGTATTTTTCAGTCTTAATGGAATATAAATGTATTCAACTGCTTTAACAGGTTCAATAGCAATATCCATATACAATTCGTTACGATCAATTCTTGCGTTAGTATTGTTACTTTCATCGCAAACTACAATGTAATCATTTAGAGCACGTTGTCCCATTAATTCTAACATTAAACTTTCTGCTGCTGCTTTGATTTCACGACGTGTTTGTGCATCATTAGGTTCAAACAAGAATGGTCTTGCAAGTATATCTAACTGTCTGCGTAAGTAGCAAACTAAACGTGCAACATTAACACGATCTAAACTGCTAGAATTTCTAGCACGAGTACGTTGACCGTATACTGTTAATCCTACGCCTGGTAATGTTGCAATTGGATTAATAGCAACTTTAGGATCTTGTAATACATCTCTTAAACTTTGATGTAATGCTGCTGTTTTAAATTCACCTTCGCTGGTAATATAACCAACTGATGTAGCATTATCAACACCACCACGACGTGTTCCTGCTGGAGCAAACCATTGGAAACTCTTATTGTCACTATTAATGATAGTACGTAAAACCATATGACTTGGTGGAACAACAATATAGTTACCCACATTATCATTTGTATAACCACTTGGATAGTACATGGCCATGTATTCATCATAACTCACAGCCCCGGTCTCATTATTATCTAATGCCAACGCAGTATTTTTACCCCAGTTACTTAACTCAGTTCCTGTTGGAAGTAAGCGGAATGGTGTATCACCAACTACAAATGCGGTAACTCCACGATCTGTATTAAATCCAATCATGTTCTGAATTGCTTCTGAATATCCAGGAGCAGCAATCAAGTTAAACACCACAGTGTCTGTGTCTCTAATGGTTGAATTTGTATCAATCGAAGATTTCAATGCTGCTACAACTTGTGCTCGTTGTGCATGGCGACCAAATACACCAGATCCATCTTCTGCAACATTATTTTGACTTACCCAACGATCAGTATTATAAGATGCCATAGATTCCCCAGTTACATGAGGGTAACGATCATTTAAGCCGTCATTAGCGGTAATATCAATGTGTCCGGCAATAAATTTCTTAACATTGTTACCACTTCTACGTGTATTCCATAAATGCATACCTTTTGGATACATTGCAGGATCAGGAGCATCTGGATCCAAATAATTACTGATTAATAAAGATTCAATGCTGGTAAGATGTTCAAAGTCATCTTCACCATTATCGCTCCAACGTGCATCGGCAAACAACCAACCAGTTGGTGTTGTTTGATCTGTGAGATCTTGTTTTATCCATTTACTACCCGACGCAATTGATTCGTCATAAACATAAACGTTTTTTCCATACTGATCCGTATCTGCTGTAGAAATCCAGATATCGCCAGTTTTAAGATCTGATCCATCGCTTTGTTCTATTGGCTCAACTGCCTTAACAAGAGGACCTAGCGGGTCTGCATCTGGATATACATCAGCATAACCAACCCATGTTGTACCGTCGTGAATCATGATATCAACTTGATCAATTGCAGCAGAACACCATAACTGACCATCTGCTGGTGTAGTATATGGAGCATCATCTTTTGCTTCATATACCAATGCTTTCCAGTTAGTAATAAGGAAATCAGCGGTAGGATCTTTACCAGTAGGTGTGTAACAATTATCGCAACCTGTTTTTGTTACAGGATCAAAAGGAACAAATCCCGAACTTCCTATTGGACTAGCAGTAGTATCATTGATTTCAAAATCGCCACCAAGATTGTGTGTAATTGTTGTTTTCTTAGTGCTGCTATTATAACTAGCAGTAACATTAATCATACCCATGCTATTAATAGCATCTGCTAACAATTTTCCAACAGTGTCAGTTCCGTTTCCAGAAAACGTGCTAGAAACAAAACTGCCCCAGGTGTCACTTCCTGCTGTTGTTTCTTTAATTTGAAAACCGTATGAAGGTTGAGTACTTAAACCTGAACTAGCCTGACTTACAACAGAAGTAACTCCTTTGTAAGCACGACGCCATATTTTAAATGTACCTTTAGTTGTACCAACAACATCGTAACTAGTTTCAATGAACAAACTACCTTGGGCAATATTTAATCCACCTGTTGGATCAATTGCTTTTGTTGCTGCTGGAATACTAGCGTATAAAGGAGCAGTTACAGTATCCCAACCTTGTGTACCACTGTTATATCTTTTAACACTCCATTTTGCTCCATTTGTAGGTGTTGTAGTAGTAATCCAAACATCGCCAGTTACCCAACCAGTTGTATCTGGATAATCGTAGTGTGTACTAATTTGATTGGCGGTAACAACTGTCCAAGAACCGGCAGATCTATAATATAGTGTATTTTCATTATCTTTAGTAATCACCATACAGTAATCACCGTTTTTACCAAATCCTGTTCCTGGTGCAGATCCATTTTTTAAATCTGCACTGGTATCATCATTGATTACAAGCGGTGTTATAACTTTAAATTTATCTGTAGTAGCATTCCACTCTTTAATGCCGTATATACCAGCATTGGTATCAACCCAATATGTACCACCAACTGGTTTACCAGTTGGAATTGTACCACTTGGAACTAACATACCTGTATTGAGATCTGCTCTAACAACATAAGCACGGCTGCTAACTCCAAGCAAACTGTAAACGGCTTGTAAACCGTATTCATTTAATTCGTTACCGTGTTGTGGATTATTACTTGCATCAGTATAGAAACGAGGAACGCCAAACGTATCTGTTAGATCACGTTGACTGGTCATTAACCATACTTTACCAGCATTTGCCGCTGTGGTACCCAATGCAGTAGTTCCGCTTGGATTAGTTTTATCTTGTGCAGATGCTACAAATACCATAGGTATTGTTCCTGCTGCTCCTGTAGTGTAGAAACTCTCGTCGATTACTTGTACACTTACGCCTGGTGAATTCAATGTTGCCATATGTAATATCTCCTAAATGGATTACTTGAGTTATTTAGCAGGTATTTAAAAAAACAAGGGGTTAAATACTTGTGAAAAGGGCAGCAAAAAGGGCGCAAATGAGAAATTTATGTAAAGAATGTGGTCAAAGACCCGTAGCAATCAACTACTATAAAGAAGGGCGAGCGTTTTATAGGTCTAAGTGTGACCACTGTGCCAGCCATCGTAAAGACGGTATTCCGTTATGGCATAAAGCAGGATACAAAAAAAAAGCCACATGTGATAAATGTGGCTTTACTTCTAAATATGTAGAACAATTTAATGTATTTTATGTCGATGGTAATCCTATCAATTGCAAATATACTAATTTAAAAACAGTGTGTGCCAATTGTCAAAGAATATTACACAAACTTAAATTACCTTGGCGACAGGGAGATCTTCGACCAGATTTTTAATTTGCTCAAATAATGAATCAATAGTGGTATCATTAAAAACTGTATGATCAATTTTGCCACCAACCCACGAATATTCGCTAGCATGAATTTTTGATCTTTCTAATTTCATACCACTTAGCGCCCAAGTTGAATTACCATTTGGTCCACGATTATATGATTCAGCAGCAGGAAACCAGTCAGGATCTTCACCTCGTTTAATTCTTACTACCAATCCACCAGCATTATGAATAGCGGCAATTTCGTTAGGAAATCGTACATCGCTAATAACAATATCATCGTTACTGGTTAATAGTTTGTACTCTAAACTGGCAATCCATATACTATCATGAAATGCTTTACGGCAAACTTCAGTGCCCCAGTATTGCAGTATCCACCGAGGAGTAAGATCTGGCATTCCTAAACGTTTTGCCCACCAAGGATCTATTTGTTCGCGCCATTCACGGGCTTCTTTTGTACGACCTTCTAGTAGTGTACGATCCCATCCAAATACTGCTGCAACTGCATCTTTCAAAGTTCCGGCAAAACTATCTCTTCTAAATCCGTGAAAATTAACCAAATAATCAGCCGCAGTATCTTTTCCACTGCCAATTAATCCCACAAAACCAATGATCATAGAAACCCCAAGTAATACTATAATTTATTACATTTATGCTACAATGTCAATAATTCATT